TAGGCACATCAGTACCAACAACAGGAGCTGTTGCCTTGTCATAGAACCTTAGTGTTATAGCGCTACCACCACCTCCACCACTATGTGTATTGTGGACGATGATATTAAAGACGGAGCCAGCACTACCTCTAATAAGGGTTGAATTAGTAGTAGCTGTAGAGCTTTTGAAATGTGCTTGAGTTGTTACAGGTAGTTCTCTCGAGAACCTACCAGGTACAATATTGTAAGTAGTGCTAGCCATTTTCTCTCATTAGTCGAATTAGTTTTTCGGCATACTGAGGATCGGTGGCGTACCCTTCAGTTACAAGTAGACGAGCACATTCTTCAGCAGATGTTGCCCGGTTAACGCCTTTATGACGTTGATAATCTCGGTACCAGCGGTCTACAAGGTAAGACACACAGGTTTGTAGATCAGGAAAGTCAATAAAACCAGCCTTAATGGTGACCCATTGACCGTTGATAAACTCTTTGGTTTCACGTTCAGAGCCAGAACCCTTGAGACCAAAGAAGTTGTTCTTACCAGAGGTGTGCTTACCGTATCCGCTTTCTAATGCCCACTGAGCAGCCACAACCTGTGGAAACTTAGCACCGGCTGCTTTAGCGGCAGTGATAACTCCCTCCCAGGTGTTCTCTACGGGAGCTAGGGGTTGCGGTGTAGTGGTAGGTCGGAAGGTCATAAACCAGCCAGTACCTTGTCCTTCTACTTCCCAACGAGGCAGCCAGTTCTTCCAAGAGTACTTGACACTTTGTCCTCCACTACCGATGGTAACATAACCACCGTTGACGTTATCCATCTCACCGTATGGATCATGAAAGACACCATTCTCTCCATCATCACCGATGAGTAACATCCAGTGTCCTCCACCAACGGGGTTAGAGACATGTCCTTTGTGGAGGATACCTGTAGCTACGGGATAGCCAGCCTTAAGCTCATTGATTAGTGCTTGCTTAGTGCCTTTCTGATAAAAGGCAGCAAAGACACCATACTGCTGACAGGCTTTAACTTGACTTGTAGAGGAAGTAGTGTCTCCGTACTTCAGCACTGTACGGAGGTAATTATCATCAGCATTACTACCCTTTAGCACATCAGGTAGGAGATACTTGACAGCCATAGCACATGTGGAGCTAAAGCACATCCGATCTCCATGACCTGTTGCACTATCAGTTTGGGGGTAGTACTGCTTTACTTGCAGCAGTACCATGGTGATTACTTCCCTCTAAAGGCACGACGAATACGACGCACTGTGTCATCTTCAGTACGTGTTTTGCTAAAATAAGCAGCAGCCATAGTGATGGCTTGAGTAACGCTGTTAGCGCGACGCTTTTTCACAATTCCGAGATATTCAGAAGAAATGAAAAGGATGAAAAAGGCAAGCGTCTCATAGGACACTTTGATGCCTAGGATGGTGATCATAGTTGTTGTTGATATAGTTACCAAGAGCCAGGTGTATCAATTTTCCGCCATATACTACCGTTGCTAATCAGTTTAATAGTTTCACCTGACGTAGCCGTGATTGTTCCAGCAACAGTTGCAGCATCGCTAATGGACACACTACCATTGCAAAGGAACAACACAGCTTGGCCTTGACCGGCTGGCGGATCAACTGACGTAATAGTTGCTGCATTAAGAATGCGACCAGCTGGAGCACTGGCTGACAACATTTGTCCTTGAGTTAAGATGCCACCGGCTGGCGATAGGCTTGCAGCAAGCAACCCACTAAAACCATCTCTGTAAACAACATAATGACCACCAGTGTTTTTAACAATTTTATTTCTAGAACTAACAAGCGCATTCGCCAGGCTGTTTAAAGAAAGTGTGGTAATTCCTTGGTGCGCCGTTGTGATGCGCATGTAACAGTCAAAGCCATAGCCGGCACTATTCTCAATATCAATGTTAGACACGTCTAAATAAAGATATTGATCGGCGTAAGTATCGTCATAAATGGGAATTTTTACGCGATAGCAGCTAATGTCTTTAATTGTTAATACGTCTGCTTCTCGTGGATACGCTGAATTGCTGACCCCATCGTTTGAAATAAAGATACCCCAATCATAACTTGAAATTCTACAACCAATGATTGAAGATTTTCCGAAGACTGGACCAGCAAATCGTATTGCCATTTGGTCAGTAAAGCTAGTGTTTACTGGGTTTTCAATAGTAACATCTTGAATGTTAATATCTTGGCAGCTATATTGAAAATAAATGGCTGCTGCTTGATTAGTTGGGTTTTCACGCCGAATAGATCTAAAATTATAAATTTTAATGTCCCGGCAAACCTGATTGACTTTATCAGCAGAGGCTATACCTTGAATGCTAGTGTGGATCGAATAGGTATTATGTTCGGGGTTCATTACCTTAACATTTTCGTAAGTATGACTACCCCCAAAACCATTATGTGTGATTACAATATCACTGCTAATACCACTTTGACTGAGGCAATTACGAAGTGAAAGAAAATAACAAGAATCGGCGTCAAAAGTGTGCCTTGTTGCTACTCCACGAATTTCAGTAGCATGGATATTGGTGTTGCAATTTAACGCAATATGATAACCATAGCCACTGCTTGCATCATACGGGCGAACCCTGCTGGAGTTTTCAATGTGCACGTCATAGCAAAAATCAATCCGCACTGTTGAGCTGTAACCGCCTACAGCGTGTATATTCTTAACGGAAACATTTTCTGAATAACGAACCCAGACGGCAGCAACAGCGTTGGAAGCAGTACCTGCCGTTGTACCTAAATCAAACCTAAACCCTTCAATGGTAAAATCTTTGATTGGTGTAATTTTGGAGTATTGAGGAGTGCCTCCTGTTTGAGCACTCATCACTTGACCTTCAACGGTGGTACTGGTCAACATCCTGACCATTTCATAATTAACTGGCTGACCGTCTCCTGGTCGGGTTGATCCTGAATAAAGAAGAACAAGATCTCCAGCCGCAAGACCAGTTGTCCCGCTAAGGGTAATATCACCCCAGCTTGGAGCTGCACTTAAACTTGCGTAAGTACCAGCGCCACCTTCAAATCGGATGATTGCAGCAGTATTGATAGGATCTGAAGCCTTCAGAATAACGTTTGGACCACCAATTAGATTGAGTGCTTTTGTTGAGTAAAGCGTTCCAACGTAAGTACCGGGCGGCCAGTAAATTGTTGAACCAGCAGGCACAGCAGCTACAAGATTAGCGTAGGCCGTGGTGTTGTCGGTTACACCATCACCAATCACCCCAAAGTCTTTAACACTCACCACATCTTGCAGCTTTGATTCAACGGTGCGCTGCACAGCACCAGTACCAGATTGTGTAAAAGCAAGTTTAGATGAAACAATACCTGCACTTGCATTTACCTTGGAGTTTGTAATAGCTCCAGAATCAATAGTGAATGTAGAACCAGAACCGGAAACAATGATGTCGCCCTTGTCTCCGTCTCCAATACCATTGGCTACGATATCGTTTACATACGCCCTATTGACAGCATCAGTATCAGATGTTGGAGTCGCAAGGTTATCAATTTGGAACCCATTCATATTAAGTGGACCAACCATAGGATTGGAACCATCAATGTTGACTGAGTTGTTATTGACTTCCTGGGTTACATACAGGTTCTGAGTGAAGTTATCGTTGAGATCCTGAGCACGAATAGCAGAACCAGAGTAGAACGTAGCAGCCAACGACGCATCATCAGTATCACGATAGATACGAATAGCAGCCCCATTTGCAGGGGCTGTATTGAACTGAATCGTTGTAGCGTTGGCAAAGGTATATGCAGTTGTGGGTGTACCATTGATCGTTACTTTAACGTCAGTGGTCTCAAGATATGGAAAAGTAAATGAATAGAGAACGGTTGCCCCGTTCCCTGTGTATGTATTTTGAGTGACAGCCATCGCTTATGTCAGTAGAGTTAGTAAGACATCGTTTGCTTCATGTCATCGAGAAACTTCTTAGCTCCGTCGATATCACCGACTTGAAGGAAGTTCTCAACGGTTTGGTTCTGGTATACTTTATTACTAATACCATCACGGGTAGATACTTGAGCTTCTGCAAAACGCATAGAAGAACGTAGTGCAGCATCAAGATATAGGTGGATGTTCTTGAACTTTTCTACATCAGGTGCAAGACCAAGATCTCGTGCTTTCTTGAATTCATTGCGGAACTCTTTACCTTCCTGTGTCTGCATGATACGTTGAATTTCACGCTTGAAGATCTGTTGTTTACCCATTGTGCTGGTAACTTCAGAACGTTCTTCATTGCTATACTCAACACCACGCCCATTGGTCTTAAGTGTAGGACGTGCATCATATTCAATGTCCATCAGGAATTGCTTCTCAGGAGACACCTCTCCGCTTACCTTCCAAGGAAGATAGGTGTTCCAGACACGTGCAAAGAAGTTAGCAGGTTCACCAACCTTACCACCATCAATCCAGTCATGAGCATCAGGAAGTGCTTGCTTAAGGATTGGGTTACGGTTAGCCACAAGATCAAAGAAGTTATTCTCTAGTTCCTTTTTGTTAGGTGTAATAAGACGACCAAACTCAGCCATCAAACTAGAACCAGGCATTGCAGCAGAACTAGCGAAAGAAGAAGTCCAACGGTTAATAGCACCAACATCACCACGTACAACATCGTTCAGCGGCTCTAGAGCAGCCAACATAGACTTGTCAGTGATAGTAGCACTAAGGACAAAGCCAGCAGCACGGAGGTTCTCAGCAAGCTCAGCAGAGTTCACTGAGTCAAAGTTATCCATGATGTTAGCAGTTAGGGCTACCCAATCACTTACACCAGGAATACCGTCATAGCTTACCCACTTACCACCAGGTACACGGATAGACCGTGGTTGCCAGTTAGCATCACGACGAAGGCGTTGCTTTTCCTTGTCGTAAAGACCATCACCTGTGAGGTTATCAGACATAAAGAGACCAACAGCACTCATCACAGCAAGAGTACCAATAGCCTTACGACCTTTTAGTTCAGCACGAGTAGTGGTATAAACACTCTCAATGTTCTCCATGGTATAATCAATACCACGGGAGGCAAGTAGTTGTTCTACTTCCTGACCACTCATCTCGAAGAACTCCTTATCAAACGCATTCACCTTATCAATGAAGAGACCGACAGGGTTATGACTACCAAAATAAGTAGCCATATTGATTGGTGTCTTAGTGAAAAGAAGAAATGGTTTAAGGATAGGAGCAGTACGAATCAGGTTAGATAGTGCATCATTGGCAGGGTTATCCAATGCCATGGCAATTTCATTGGAAGCATACCGTACAGCATTATCTGTAATGTTATCATCATCGTCAAACATTGCAGAATATACTTCTTTGGAAAGCTTATCAGAGGCCTTCTTATCAAGAGGAATAAGACCACCTTGAGTTACAGTATCCCATGCTTTACCACGTGCTTCCCAGTTAGCAATAACAGCTTGTGTGAAACCATCAAATGCCTGCATACCACGTTGACCAAAACGCAGCCAAGGATGATTAGCAAGATCATTCTGTGCTTCAACAATGGACATCATTACTTGAGGACCATATTCACCAGTTGCTGCCTTAGCATCAGCAAATTGCTTAAGAAGTTCAATCTGCTGTTGATCAGCAACACCAGTGTCTTCACGCAATGCCATCACATAAGGATCAGAAGCAGACCTACGAAAGACCTGATTCATATAGCCAAGTGAATTAGTCAGTGTATCCCAAGCTGCAGAATATTGATACCAACCTCTCCGAACTATTTTACCATCACCATTAATGATAGCACCTGCTGCTTGTGCAATAGGACGTTCAGCAAGGAGAGCAATGTTAGATACACCAGCTTTAATCGGTGTACCAATAGCAGATAGCGTAGAGTTATAAACATTAGACCAGAAGCCACGCATAACTGCCGAAGGAATCTCAGGTTCACCATCAAAGAAGGCTTTAGACAGCACACCAAGAGAATTACGAACGTAGTTATTCAGTTTGCTGATCGTGTCTACCTTACCATCAGTAAACTCATACGCCATCATCAAAGGAGCAAGCATCTCAGGACGCTCTGCTTTGATCTCACGTAGAGTATTGATGGTTTGTTTAGCATCACCTTTAATGCGTTCAATAGCTTGAAGAGTAGCATTCTCTTCATTCTTGATAGCATTATTGATTTTGGTAGCATAACCAGCATCAGCAGCTTCTGTACCTTTAACAGTAAGACGATTCCACAGGTTAAGCATATTCAAAGCACGACCACGTGAATACGAAGTCATACCTTTCTGTGCCATCAGGAATTCAAGCCTATCAAGGATTTGCTCTTCTGCACGTTCAATAGCTGCGGTACCATCCATAAGACGAACACCTTGTGCCATGTCAGACACTTGTCCAGCAAAGGAAGTACCAACATATGCCTGAGCACGCATAACATCCATGTTAGCGTAGTCATCCATTAGCTTATTGATGGTCTTAAAAACAGCAGCATAGGCTTCGGACTTAAGAACAGGAGCACCTGTATCTACATCAATACCTTGCCACTTCTTAATTGCTTGTTGAAGCTCAGGTGTATCCATCCGATAGAAGTCAAAAGCCAGTTCTTCACCAGCTTGCATGATATCTTTATGGCTTAGATACTTACCAGATGCAGTACGATAACCATATTCACCAGCATCTTTTAGTTGCTGAGCAAGACCACGAATAATAGCATCTTGTCCTTCAGGTACTTCAAGACCATACTTAAGTGCAGGTTCAGAAATAACACTACCTACTCGACCATAGACACTATCAGCATTATTTACAATACGTGCTACATCAACTGAAGCACCAACAATACCTAGGTTATCTACAGAACGAACACCTGATTCTTCATAACCATAAAGGTCATGTACACCAAGCATCGGTTGATCGAGGTCAGCATTCTTGGAGAAGTTGTATTCACCAAGTTCATCCAAAGCGTCTGAGCGACGTGCAGCAGACTCTGCAATGGCCTCCTCAATGTCATCTGATACTTCGGTACCCAAGTTCTTCGAGAACCACTGTGCGGCCTTTTCTGACTCAGGTACCCATTGAGTAGCACGATTGACACCACGGATGCCTTTAACAAGTTTACCAACACCCTCAGCAAAGTCTACAAAAAGACCAAGACCAGCACCTTCAGTGACGTTCTTAGCACGTTTGATGTCAGGACTATCACTATCAAGTGTTGCAATGTTGTCAGGAATCCAACCAAATTGTGCGGGAAATGCTTTCTTCAGTGTACCGCTAAGGTTGTCATCTGTTTGGTTAAACTCAACAGCATAATCAACACCAGCACCTACACCAGCACCAAGCATCTTAGGTGCTACCCATTTAAGAAATGGATCGTTAAATAGTTTGACTTTACTAGCACTAGCAGCAGTTTGAAAACCACTACCAATACCTTTGGTAAGGAAGATAGTAGGCAGTACAACACTACTAAATTCCCGTAGACCTTGAGTTACATCATTTTCAAACTTAGGTGCTTTCCTAAGTTCAACACCAGGAAGCAAATTAATGGTATCAACAAACCAGTCATTAATACCACGCCCAGGAGCAGACAGAACATCAAACGTTTGTTCTAAGATGTTCCGATCACCTTTCTTTTGTTGTTGCCCTTGACCCGTAGGTTGAGCAGGTTGTTGCTGAGATCTTTGAGACTGTTGAGCAGCTTCTTGTTGAAGCATTTGTTGCTGAGCCATGCTTTCCATGATTTGCATGTCTTGAGCAGATTGCTCAGCTTGCAGTCGAAGTCCCC